TTGATTAATGGCAGATAAGTTAGATAGAATTATTGGAGATTACGTTAATGGCAGACTTGAAGCCAGAATAAAATCAATTGAAAGCAGATATCTTTATAAACAAAAAGTAGATAACTTAGGCATTCGTACAGCTTATTCTGGCGGTTCGGAGCCTGAAAGTCATGTTTTAAATAAAGAAGCGCTTGAAAATGATGAGGAATTAATCAGATTAAGAGAATTGATAAGACAAATCGACATCTGGTATCTACCTTTGATTCAAGTTGAAAAGGAGGTAATAAGACTAAAATGTGAAGGATATAATGGCAGATACTGGTATCAAGTAATGCAAGAATTGGATGTTCAAGGATTTGAAGTTCCACAGAAGAAAGCTAAAGCTGCTTATTATAAATTTAGGAATGACATCTATTCTTTTGTTATTCACTTAATTTGAGAGGGACAAAATAGGCAAAAAAAGAATCGAAATTGCCTGAAATTGGCCCCTCAATCCTTGTTTTTGCTGATATATTTGTATTATGAAGTAAAAGGCAAAAGCAAAAATTTCAGAAAAATAAGGTTGAATTTGCTTCATAAGCTTGTTAGGGTTCGACTCCCTGACTTGCTATTATATTTTATTACAGGTTGTCCAATGGGCAGCCTTTTATTGTTGATGAAAGGAGATGCCCTATGAGGTTACACCGCTGTGCAAATGTAGGGTGTCGTGAATTGATACCCCTTAAACATAATTACTGCCAGAAGCATTACGATGAGCGCCTAGGCAATTACATCAATCAACGGGCAGAAAGTAAAGCTAAGGCATCTCTAACTTTAAGAGGGCAACGTAACCAAGCTGAACAGAACAGAGAGTATGACCAGACAAGGCGAAAGGAATTACACAATGGATTCTACCAAGACAAACGTTGGTCTAAAGTATCTGAGTACGAGATGGTTATGTTGATGCGATTGAAGGTAAGGCATGGGATAAGGGCGACCTGATAGCCGACCACATCATACCAAGACGATTGCTTTCAGGAATGGAACAATATAATACTGACAATCTATGGCTTCTAACTAAATCGCAGCACAATAAAAAAACTGCAATAGAAAATAAGTTATCTGACCAGCAATTAAAAAATGTTGGGCGAGATTGGTGGAAAAAAGTTTTAAAAAATAAAAAATAGCCCCCCGTCATTGCTTTTAGGAATACCGTATACCAATAGTGGCTCCCTGAGTAAAAAAGTGATTTTTTAAAATTTTTGCATAGGGGGGTCAAGACAAATAAGAAAGGAGAATTTTTTGGCTAAAAAAAGTTTTAAAGATATTAATGACGGCCGTTTGAGCTATCAGCCACCAGACCATCTTGGACGTACTGCAAAACAAATTTGGCGTAGAGTTGTCCTTTTTTTAGAAACACAAAAGCCTGTAGAACGAATTGACCAAACATTGGTTGAAATGTATTGCACTCAGTATGAAATTTATAGAAATTCATATGAACATTTAAAAAAGCATGGCGAGGTTCAAGAAATTTATAAACCAGTTCAAGATATGACTGGTGAAATTATTGATAGACAGTTCCAAGGATTTAAACGTAATCCAATGACTCAAATTTACTCTGATGCAATAAAAAATCTTACAAAGATTGGTTCTGAACTAGGATTATCTCCAAAATCTCGTTCAGAGTTAATGGGATTGAATATGCAGGAAGATGAAGAAGAAATTGATTGGACTTCTAAGTTTGGTGGTGGTTAATGGATAACTATACAGATTTAATAGGACGTTATCCAGATGATCCAGCTTTATCTTATGCAATTGGTGTACTTAACGGCACTATAATATCAGGGGAAAAAATAAAGCAAGCCTGTAAACGCCACATTAATGATTTAAGGAGAATTGGTAAAGATGATGCATTCATTTATATCTATGATTCAGAACAAGCTAAGAAAATTGTAGAATTTTCAACACTCCTGAAAGATGTAACGAGTGGCGAACCATTTGAAGCATCACCTTATCAAAAGTTTATTCTAGCTTCTGTTCAAGGGTGGCATAATCCAGAGACAAAAGGGATGAGATTTAAAACAATCTTTATTTCAATGGCTCGGACAAATGGTAAGACTCAAGTACTTGCAACTTATGCGCTTTATAATTTCTTATTTGGTTCTCCTAAAATCAATAGACAGCTTGCAGTAAGTTCAATAGATATTGCTCACACTCATAACTTATTTAATTATATGAGGTTCAATTGGATTCAATTGAAAGATGGTGTGTTTAAAAAGCTTGCTAAGGCTTTAGATATCAACGATAATTCTCAAGTTATGGAGATAAAAAAGCAGTCTGCGGTAATGAAAAAACTTTCTGCTCAAGGAAGTCCAGCGGATTCTGACCATTATACTACTGGTATCGTTGATGAATATCATTTATTTGGTCAAAAACAACGTGATTTTATTAGCTCAATGACATCTGGTATGGTTAATAATCCATTAGCTCAGATGTTTTTTATTTCAACAGCTGGAGTTGACCCGACTGTTCCGATGTTTGAAGATTATAAGCGGTATTCTAAAATGCTTGAATCTGGTGATTGGAGTAGTTCTGAAAAAGATTTAGTTCTTATATGGGAACAAGATAGCGAAGATGAAGCTTATCTAATTGAAACATGGCCTAAGTCAAATCCATTAATGGAAATAGAGTCTATGCGCAAGAATCTTACAGAGGGGATGATTACCGAACGTGATTCATTAAACTCTCAAGGCCGCATACGTGATTTTTACGTTAAGAATATGAACTTATGGCAGAACGCAAAAAAGAACGCTTATTTGCCATTAGATTTGGTTCAAGATGCCATTATAGATGAGTTTGATTACTTCGGCCGTGATGTCTTTATTGGTTTTGACTACTCTCAAACAAATGATGATACCTCATTAGCTTTTGTATTTCCTCATAGTGGAAGTAAATTTCATTTGTATCAACACAGCTGGATACCTATTGCGAAAGCTGGTTCTATTGAAGCCAAGGAACAAAGAGATAACATTGATTATCGTGCGGTTCAAGAAAAAGGGTTCGCAACTATAACTAGAGACCGTTTTGGACTGATTGATGAAGATGAAGTTTTTAATTGGATGCTTAATTTCATAGAAAAAAACGAGTTAAAAGTAAAAGCTATTTTGTATGACCAGTGGGGAACGGGAAATTTCATTAGACGACTGGATGAAGTCAAAGAAGAATATCTTCTGATTCCAGTAAGACAAGGGATAAAGTCGCTTAATGAGCCTACTAAATTCTTACAGTCTTCGTTTATTAAGCATAATATTACAATGCTTGATGACCAAGCGTTAATTCAAGGCCTAGTCAATGCAGTTACTGTTTCTGATAATAATGGGATTAAGCTTGATAAAAATGTCAATTCTCAAAAAATAGATGCTGCTGATGCTATTGTCAATGCACTTTATGAAGGACAATTTTACTTTAATGATTTTACAAATGTAGAAGAAAAGAAAACAAATTCGCCTTTCGGAAATATGAATGACGAAGAAATCAGCGACTACTTTATTAATGGATTTAGTTTTTAAGGAGGAAAATGAAAAATTTAATTACATACTTACCAGCGCTACTTGTTTTCGTTGGTTTTTTATTTGTATCGGTTGGTGTATTCATTATTAATGTTCCGATAGGGCTAATTGTTTCAGGAATATTGTTATTTGCCCTAGCTTATATGTATTCAAGTAAAGGAGGACATACATGAGTATTTTAAACCCTTTTGAACGCAGAAGCTCAATTACACCTAATAATTATTACCCTTTTATGGTTCAAAATGGTTCGATTGTTCCTAATTCGCTTGTTGACGCAACAGAAGCACTAAAAAATAGCGATTTATATGCAGTAACTAGTTTAATTAGCTCGGATATCGCAGGTACCAGATTTACTGGTAATCAAGTGTTCACAAGCGTTCTAAACAATCCAAGCCACTTAACAAATGCTTTTAGTTTCTGGCAAACAGCTATATTAAATCTTTTGCTTAACAGGAATGTATTTATAGCCATTTTAAAAGGTGATAATGGCTTGATGAAAGAGTTGAGGTTAATTCCTAGTAACGCTATAACAATAGATTTGACCGATGATACATTGACTTACGAAGTTAATCAATTTGATGATTATCCAAGTGCTAAATATAACGCTAGTGAAATGATACATGTAAAAATCATGGCTTATGGTGTCGATACACTCCATAACTTGGTTGGCCATTCTCCACTAGAATCTCTTACAAGCGAAATAGGGCAACAGAAAGAAGCAAATAGACTTTCTCTATCAACTTTAAAAGGAGCGCTTAATCCTACAAGTGTTGTCAAAGTTCCGCAAGGCACCTTATCTTCAGAAGCTAAAGATTCTATAAGAAAAGAGTTCGAAAAAGCAAACGGAGGAAATAATTCAGGACGTGTCATGGTTCTGGATCAATCAGCTGATTTTTCTACAGTATCCATAAATGCCGATGTTGCTAATTACCTTAATTCAATGAATTGGGGAAGAACTCAAATTGCCAAAGTTTTCGGAGTATCTGACAGTTATTTAAACGGAACGGGAGACCAACAGTCGAGTCTTGACCAAATTAAGGATCTTTATGTTAATTCTTTAAACCGATTCATTGAGCCTTTAATTTCAGAACTGAGAATCAAAGGCGATTCATCGATTGGCGTTGATATGTCTTCCATTACCGACTATTCAAATTCTGTGTTTAAAGCAGATATATTGAACTGGGTAAAAGAAGGAATTATTGAGCCAACAGAAGCAAAGACTTTATTAGAAAGCAAGGGGATTATTTAGTGGAAAACATCGAATATCGTTATTTTGATTCAACAGAGTTAGAGACGAGGAGTCCTACAAATACTGGTTTTATTGGACAAATTGCAGGTTATGCTATTAAATTCAATACTCCTAGCACTGCAATGGCTCCATTTATTGAATATATTGCTCCGACGGCACTTGATAATGTCGATTTAAGCGATGTATTAGCTTTATATAACCATGATTACGCCAATGTGCTAGGCAGAGTTGATGCAGGAACTTTAAAGTTAAGCATTGATAAAGTCGGCTTGCATTTTGTTTTGGATATGCCAGATACAACAGTTGGCCATGACGTTTATAACAATATTAAGGCTGGGAACCTTAAAGGTATGAGTTTTGGATTCTCTGTTGCGGACGGTGGTGATTCATGGCAACAAGGAGCAGATAGTCCAATAAGAATTATTAATCAACTTCAAACGTTGAGTGAAATAAGTGTTGTAAGCAGACCAGCTTATGATGATACAAGCGTCCAAGTTACTCGTTCAATGGACGCTTTTTTATCGGAACGAACGAGAAAATATAAAGAAAAGGTAAAAATCTACCTAGGAGGACTCAATGAAAATTGAAAAATTAAAAAAAGATTTAGCAACTAAAACTGCTGAACTTAATGCCAAAAAAGCTGAAATTCGTAGCTTTACTGATTCAGAAGACAAAACAATTGATGAAGTCAAAGCTGGAATGGCAGAAATCAAAGAAAAAGAAGATGAAATCAAAGAAATTCGCTCTAATATTGAAGTTTTGGAGCAAGCTTCAGCATTAAAAGTTGAAGAAAAAAGAGATGATTCTGATTTGGTTGCTCCTGAATTAGAAAAAAATTCAGCAGATAACAAAGAAGATGATCCAGAAAAAACTAAAACTGAAACAAAATCAGAAGCAGAAAAAGATAAAAATACTGTCAAAGATGACGAAAAAAGAGATGCAGGAGGATTGCAAGATATGAAATTAAAAGTTGGTGGCGAAACCGCAGACAAAAAAGTGGCTGCTTTTGCTGATTATTTAAAAACTGGTGAAGTTCGTAATGTTACAGGTATTGCTTTGACAGATGGGAAAGTAATTATTCCTCAAACAATTCTCACTCCAGAAAAAGAAGTGCATCAATTCCCACGGCTTGGCTCATTGGTTCGTACCGAATCAGTAACTACAACAACTGGTAAGCTTCCAATTTTTAATAACTCTACTGACCTATTGACTGCTCACACAGAGTATGGTCAAACAACTAAAAATGCAACTCCAGTTATTACACCTATTCTTTGGGACTTGAAAACATATACAGGAGGCTATGTATTCTCTCAAGAATTGATTTCTGATTCGTCTTATGATTGGCAATCTGAACTTCAATCACGATTGACTGAGCTTCGTGATAATACTGATGATTCTCTTATCATTACAGCTTTGACTGATGGAGTTAAAAAAACTTCCTCTACTGACTTACTTGGAGATATTAAGAAAGCTCTGAACGTTACTTTAAAACCTCAAGATTCTGCAGCTGCTTCGATTGTTATGTCACAATCTGCCTACAACCTCTTTGATATGGCTACTGATGCAATGGGTCGTCCTTTGTTGCAACCAAACATTACCGCAGCAACTGGTTATACTTTGCTTGGGAAAACAGTTGTTATCGTTGATGATAAATTGTTCCCTAGTGCTAGTGCAGGGGATGTAAATATCGTTATTGCTCCGCTCAAAAAAGCAGTAATCAACTTTAAACTTACTGAAATTACTGGTCAATTCCAAGATACTTATGATATCTGGTATAAACAATTAGGCATCTTCTTGCGTCAAAACGTTGTACAAGCTCGTAAAGACTTAATTGTTAACTTGACAGGTAAGCTAAAAGCAGTAACAGTTGTTCAATCTACAGCAGTATAAGGAGTGAATTATGGCACTAATTACAGCACAAGAATTACTTGATGAAAATCATATTGATTCAAACTATGATGAAATTGCAACTATGAATAGACTTATTCATGATGCAAGTGCCTTAATTCGTGGTTCTATTTCTGATTCAGTTACTGATGAGCAAATCATGGATAATTTACCCGACCAGTACAATAGAGCTATTTCAGCTCTTGCAACCCGTCTATATTTCAGTAGAGATTTATCTGATGGTTACGGTATGGGTATTCAGATTATGATTAATCAAATAAGAGCTAGAATGTGGGAGGTGCTGAATGGCACAACTTAATCTAGCTGACTTTAACAAAAAAGTTCAACTAGGAGATGTTAAAACTTTAACTAATGAATATACAGGAGCTGGTTATGACGGTTTTGTTCCAGCATTAACGGTTTGGTTTGCATCTAAAACAAGAACGTTGAGTCAATCATACCAACTCCAAGGAACTGCTCTTGAAAACTCACGTACGATTATCATACGACACAATTCATCAGCAGAAAAATTAAAGGTTGCTGAGATTGATAATGTCCAATATGATATCGTCAATTATTCGCCTGATGAAACAAGCAACATTATCAGGTACGACTATTTGACGTTGAAAAGGAGTTCATGATGGAAGAAAAGCAACTATTTGAAGACATTATGAATGGGATAATTTTTCAAGCAGAATCTGTCAGTACATCTCTAACGGTTGAAGATAAAGCGAAAATAACCAAGGCTGGTGCAAATGCATTCGCTAGAGGACTTGAAAAAGTCACTAAAGATAAGCATTATCGTATTCGTAAAACTGGGGAAAATCCACATCTAGCCGATAGTATTTTGGTTCAGAACACTAATATTGATGGTATTAAAGACGGAAATTCTACCGTTGGTTGGGATTACACCAAATCAAGGGTAGGTCATCTGATTGAAAACGGCACACGTTTTCCGATGTATTCCAAAAAAGGAACGAAATATAGAAAAGGGGGTCAAGTTGCAATTACATCTGACCCTTTTGTTTCTACTTATCGTGACGGCATGGAAGCTCAAGTTGCCATATTTTCAGCGGAAGCAGAAGTTTTTTCAGAAATACTCAAAAAGAAAGGGGCAGAATGAGACCAACACAAGAAGTTTCGCAAATAGTAGGTGCTTTCCGTCCCTCTTGGTTAGTATTTGAAAATTTTATTCCCAAAGAACATGTTAATGATTTAGACAATACTCAAGTTTTACTGACAGAGTTTAAATCAGATATTACTAACTATGGGGACGGAACCTTTAATAGCGTTGTTCTGGCAGTTACTATCCAAATTTTCTACGGATTTAATCTCTCTGAAAGTATGCTTCTTGCAGAAATAGAATTGATGGAGAAACTAAAAGATAGCGGGTGGTTAACAATTTCAAGTGAACCACATTACCTAGACGTTAGTACCAATACAACAAAACAACAAACTAAAAAAAATCGCAAAATGCAAGTGCAATTTAGCCACTAGATAGATTCAATTAACATCTGATTTGGTGTCTTGAAGTTGAACATTTTTCTTGGATAATTGT